AGAGCTACCCCAAAGGAACGTCTGAGAACGCCATGCTGAAGCTGGCATTGAACGGGGTGTATGGAGACAGCAACAACCAATATAGCCCCTTCTACGACCCTCAGTACACGATGTCGATCACCATCAATGGTCAACTGAGTCTGTGCAATCTGGCAGAGCAACTGCTGCAGATTCGTGGGCTACGTCTGATACAGGTGAACACTGACGGCATCACGGTGTTGTGTCCGCGTAAATATCGACGTTGGTATGACACCAAGTGCAAGATATGGCAAGAGAACGTAGGGCTGCAGCTTGAGTTTGTTGAGTATTCGAAGATGCTTCTAAGGGACGTCAACAACTACATCGCCGTCTACACCAATGGCAAGGTGAAGCGTAAGGGTGCCTATCAATATGAAGGGCTCGGCTGGCATCAAGATCAGGGTGGACTCATCATCCCTAAAGCTGCTGAAGCTCACATGATTGATGGTGTAGACATAGAAAGCTATATCTGTCAGCATACTGACAACATCTATGACTACGTTATGCGTACCAAAGTGCCACGCAGTAGCAAGCTGGTGTTGATTGGTGAAGACGGTACAGAGGTGCAGCAGCAGAACATCTGCCGCTATTACGCCAGCACCAATGGTGGTAAGCTTATGAAGATAATGCCGCCGCTAACGCCTGATGGTGAGCCTCGACGCATTGGTGTTGACACTGAATATTCACTGAAGACATGCAACAACATTATCAACTTCAACAAAGACGACATTGACTACAGCTACTACGTAGCCGCTGCCAAGAAGTTGCTGATTAACAACACCCCTGTTGACGAAGAAGTTGCTGCCTACCTATAATGTGCAGCTAACACGAAGCCACACCGTGTTCAATTGTGTGGCAATACCCGAAAGGAAATGAAATGGCTGAAATGCAAAGTGTGAAGATTAAGGCTGATGTCATGTGGGCACAGCTTGATAAAGTTAATGAGATGAGCGGCAAGTTTCAGGTGGTTTTGTGCAATCTCTCTGAAGCTGCTGTCGTAGCTCTGGAAGAGATGGGCATCACCGTTGCTGAGAAGGAAGGACAAGGACGATGCATTACCTGCAAGTCTGCCAATCCCATCAAGGCATTCGACAATGACGGTGTTGAACTGTCTGGTGTCAAGATTGGCAATGGCAGCAAAGCCAAAGCCATCATCACCGCTTACGAGTGGAAGTACAAGAACAAGAAGGGTGTGTCGCCTTCGTTGAAGAAGCTTGTCATCACCGATCTCATTGAGTACGGTGGTGGCAGTGCAGACCTAGACGACGACGAAGTGTTGTAATGAAGATGTTGCTGGATGCGGATACGATGGCATATCGCGCCGCAGCCGCATGCAAAGACGAAAGCGTCCGTACAATGACTCTAACATTAGATAGCATTGTAACGGGCGCTTTGTTATCATGCGACACTGATGTTAGATATTATGACAAGTGGCAGCTATATCTAACGGGCAGCAACAACTTCAGAAAACAAGTATCTGCTGAATACAAAGCGAATAGAACAGCGCCAAAGCCTGAGCATCTGCCAGCAGCACGACAGCATCTGATTGAACAATGGGGTGCTGTAGTTGCTGAAGGTGAAGAAGCTGATGATGCCATTGCCATTGAAGCTACAAAGCTCAATGGAGATTTTGTCATCATCAGCATCGACAAAGACTTCAAGCAGATACCGGGCTATCATTACAACTTCGTCAAGCGTGAACACTTCTTCGTCACTCCTGAAGAAGGACTTCGATTTCTGTACATGCAGATATTGATGGGCGATACAGCAGACAACGTCATTGGTTTGAAAGGCATCGGTCCTAAGAAAGCTGAAGCTGCGTTGGCTGAATGCACGACGGAACAGGAAATGGCTGACGTCTGTTACGAAATGTATGCAGATGTTGACAAAGTACGACAAAATGGAACATTGCTCTATCTTCGTAGAAAGGAAAACGAACTGTGGACACCACCTACCCCGTCCAAGAAGGACGAAAGTTTGACAAAGGAAAGCCCCGCTACGGACTCCTGAAGCCTGAAGCGCTTGAAGAAGTGGTGAAGGTGTTGACGTATGGTGCAGAGAAATACAGCCCTGACAATTGGAAGCATGTGGAAAACATGCATGAGCGATATTTCGATGCTTCGCAGCGTCATACGTGGGCACATTGGCGCGGAGAACTTCGCGATGAAGAGACAGGGTATTACCATCTAGCACATGCTATTTGTAACCTGATGTTTCTGTTGCAAGCTGAACTTGATGCCGACGACGTCCCCTTCTAAGTCTCGTAATGGTGGTTTGTGGACGGAAGCGAAGTTTCGCAGCTTTGTTGTCAGTACGTTACGTGCTGGTTCCCGTCGCTGGCCTGTTAAGTGGGCAGTGTTGAAAGCTGCTCTCGTTGGCAGGTCTGTTAACACGAAGACAGGGAAGTTTGCACAGCACTATCGATGCACTCATTGCCGTGCTAATTTCCCTGCTACCAGTGTGGTTGTTGATCACATCCATCCTGTAGTGGATACAATGAAGGGGTTCACTACATGGGACGAATACATCGAACGCATGTTTGTTGAAGCAGAAGGGTTGCAAGTGTTGTGTAAATGCTGTCATAAAGAAAAGACAGCAATCGAAAGAAAGGAACGGAAAAATGTACGAACTAAAAATTGATGAAGATGTGTTTCAAACTCTTGTTCTCAACTATTTGAAAGATAGTTTGTCAACGGTGATGCAGGAAAATGAGTATATGACTCACCCTGAAGACAGGGCATATAACACGCATCTACTGCCAGCGTTGCTCACTGTCATCAAATACTTCAGCATTCCTGATCAGTATGATGAGTATGTTGATCAGGTGTTTGGGAGCGACGACGACCGTCAGTTTTCGTTTAACTTTGGAGGAACTGACAAATGAATATTCAACTCATTAAAGAACACGAAGACGGTAGCGCCACCTACACCTTCGACATGAATGATGAAGAACGTGATAGTCTGATGAGGTTTGCCATCATCGAAGGCCTGAAGAAGGGCATTGAAGAAGGTAAGAAGTACACACCACCAGAAAGCGAAGATGAAAGTAACGACGGTTTGGAAAACACCTGACGGTGAACGTCTCATCGCGTACATGGCGCGAGTGTCAAATCCTGCGAATCAAACCAATGAAAAATATGTGCCGCTGATCAAGTATTTGATCAAGCACAAGCATTGGTCGCCGTTTGAAATGGTGAATGTATGCATGGAAATTGAATGCACTCGCGACATTGCGCGACAAATCCTGCGACATCGAAGCTTTTCGTTTCAAGAGTTCAGCCAACGCTATGCTGTAGCTGATGGTTATGAATTGTCAGAGGTAAGGCTGCAAGACGAAAAGAATCGTCAGAACAGCATTCCCGTACAGGATAGGGAGATGATGCGATTTTGGCAGGAGCAACAACAAGCTGTGTTGAAAGCTGCAACTGTCGCATACGAAAACTCTCTCAATGCTGGTGTCGCAAGGGAGATTGCACGTAAGGTGTTGCCTGAAGGGTTGACAACAAGTAGGATGTATATGAACGGAACGCTGCGTAGTTGGCTGCATTACGTTGACATTCGAACTGGTGTTGAGACTCAGAAGGAACATCGCGACATTGCTCTTGAATGCGAGAAGCAACTACGTCTACATTTCCCTAACGTAATGGAAGCATACGACAATCGATAATATCTGCTAACACAGACATTTTTGCTATAACGTCCGTCCCCAGCGCCGACCATCGCGTCGGCGTTGTCATCTCATAAAGGAAAACATGGAAAACATCAGCACCCCTTGGTCTACTGTAGGCTATCTCACCTACAAGCGCACGTATTCGCGCCGCCTAAACGAGCAAGACATCAACTCCCCCACCGAAGAATTCGATGACACTGTCAACCGCATTGTTAAAGCTGCAACTAAACAACTAGGTTGCAACTTCACTGCAGACGAAGAACAACGTCTTCGTAAGTATCTTCTACAGTTGAAAGGCACTGTCGCTGGTCGCTTCCTGTGGCAACTTGGCACAGACACTGTTGGTCGCCTCGGTTTGGCATCGCTACAAAACTGTGCCTTCACTGTCGTTGACAAGCCTGTAGAGCCGTTTACGTGGGCTATGGACTTGCTGATGCTGGGTAGCGGTGTTGGCTACAACATCCAGCGCGCTAACGTTGACAAGATTCCTACAATCAATGAAGACTTCAAGGTGCCGACACGTGTTGACACTGCTGATGCTGACTTCATCGTCCCTGACAGCCGTGAGGGATGGGTGGCATTGCTCGGCAAGACGCTTAAAGCAGCCTTCCTTGCCCACGAAAGCGGCAAACAAACCTTCACCTACTCCACGCAGCTTATTCGCTCTAAGGGCGCTCCTATCAAGGGCTTTGGTGGCACTGCCAGCGGTCCTGAAGACTTGGTGTGGGGCATCACCGAGATTGGTAAGATTCTTGAGAAGCGTGCTGGCAAGAAGCTGCGGCCCGTTGATGCTCTCGACGTCATGAATATTATCGGCGCTGTCGTTGTTGCTGGGAATGTTCGTCGCTCTGCACAGATTGCCATTGGCGATCCTGACGATGTCGAATATCTGCTGGCAAAGCGTTGGGACATGGGCAACATTCCGTCATGGCGGGCGATGTCAAACAACAGCGTTGTCTGTAATGATGTGACCGACCTTCATGAATTCTTTTGGGATGGCTATGAAGGTAAGGGTGAGCCTTATGGACTCATCAATTTGAAGCTGTCGCGTAAGGTTGGTTTGCTTGGTGACACTCGTTATCCCGACTACGATGTACAAGGATATAATCCATGCGCCGAGCAAAGCCTTGCTGACAAAGAAACCTGTTGTCTCGCTGAAATCTTCCTGCCCAATGTTGAGTCTTATGAAGAGTTCATCGACATTGCAAAGCTGCTCTATCGCATCAACAAGCATTCGCTGGCGTTGCCTTGTCATCTGAAGGCGACGGAAGAGATTGTTCACAAGAACATGCGTATGGGCATCGGCATCACTGGTGTCATGCAATGCACTGACGAACAGAAGAGTTGGCTGCGTAAGGCATACGAAGAGCTTCGTGAGTTTGACAAGCAATATAGCTATGACAACGAGTTTCCTCCGTCTGTGAAGCTGACAACGGTGAAGCCTTCCGGTACGCTGTCTCTGCTGCCCGGTGTCACTCCCGGCTGTCATCCTGCGTATGCTCGTTACATGATTCGTCGCATTCGTATCAGCAGCAATCACCCGTTGGTGCAAGTGTGTCGCGATCACAACTATCACGTTGAGTATCAGCAGAACTTCGACGGCAGCGAAGATCGCAGCACGGTGGTGGTATCATTCCCGTTTCGTCATCCCGATCATGCTGTGCTGGCTAAGGACATGACAGCGCTGGATCAGCTTGAGACGATTAAGTGGCTGCAGGAAAACTGGAGTGATAACAGCGTTAGCTGCACCGTCTACTATCGAAAAGAAGAGCTTCCTGAGATTCGTAAATACTTGAAGAAGTATTACAAGAATTCTCATAAGAGCCTGTCATTTTTGCTGCACAGCGAACATGGCTTTAAGCAGGCTCCGTTGGAAGAAATCACACAAGAGCAATATGAAGCATTGGTCGCATCGACAAGGCTCATCTCTCGCGTTGATGAAGCCAGCATTGGCTTGGATGATGCAGATTGCGCTTCTGGCGCATGCCCCGTTCGGTAATACGTCAGTGATATAACAGAGCCGTCGCAGGGAAACCTCGACGGCTTTTTAGGAAGATGATATGGATATTCTTGTTCGCCCACGTTTTGGTTTTGGTATTGACATTGAACATAACGAAGATATTTGCTATCGCGCTGGAAAGAATAGCGAAGACGACGAAGAAACAATATTGTTGTGCTATGTAGGACTTCTTATTAAGATTCCGTTCTTCACCATCTATCTCGGTGAGTTCTTTGAACGAGCCAAACTCAATGACGATTGAAGTTAATATAACGAATGTAATGGTGAATAGAGCCAGAAAAAAAGTAAAGGAAATGGGAACGCTCAAGAACAGCATCACAAATGGAATGGGCAATCTCGTTGGCTTTATTGGTGAGGAAGTGGCAATGTATGTGCTTAAGAAGCAGTCATTCAATGCTATTCATGTAAACACATTTGACTATGACATCATTGCCAATGGGATAAGGATAGACGTCAAATCAAAGTCAACGTCTGTACCACCCCTGCCGCACTACAGCAACAGCGTTGCCAACTTCAACACCACTCAAGACTGTGATGTCTATGCGTTTGTACGTGTCAAAAAAGATTTGACTACAGCATGGTGGTGTGGTGTAATCGACAAAGATCGATTCTTCAAAGACGCTGTGTTTATGAAGAAAGGTCAATTGGATACTGATAACAAATACGTTATCAAAGCAGACTGTTACAACCTTCCAATTTCACAGTTGAGGGAAATGATATGAAATCATATTTCGACAAAGACCACTTCATCTCGAAAGAGTCGATGTTCGCGTTTCAAGAAGGCTACTACGCTTTCTCTCGCGGCTGGATTGCCAGCAAGTACAACATCGACAGCTTGAAAGGGAAGGAGTGGCAGCGTGGTTTCAATTGCGCCTACTTCGACAACATCTATCGCATTCAGCAGAATAAGCCGCGATAGTTATTTGCGGCTTACTAAGCCGCCTTTGTTAAATTTGTCGGTGAGAGCAACGACCTTGCCAGCAGCCTTCGTATCGGTGTCGCTTACGTTGACAAGATTGTATAGCTGCTGCAGATTGTCAGCTTTTTCTGTAGCGTTGTTCTGTCGCAACACATCTGCTGCCCGCTTAAACACTGGTGCCTTAAACTCCAACTGAGCAATGGCACTACCATAGCTGTGACCCATACCCGTCTTCGCTGTCGTAAGCTTGCCTATGTTGGAGATGGCGTACAGATATTCTTTAGCGTTGCGATAGGTGTCTAACGCTTGCTTCTGAGTCATGGTAGTGCCTTTAGTGTCAGAGACAATCTTGTTAATATTTTCTCCAGCTTGTTTCTGACGCTCCCTATATTTCTCATACTGAGGAATCTTCTCAGCAATTTCCATCTGCGTCTGAACATCAGAGCGCCTACGCATCTTGTCCATCTCTGGCATCGCAGACTCTGTTTCATACATGTCTGCTCTCGGAAGATTTAACGGACGAGCCCTACCGGGAACACCAGTGATTGATCTGGCAATGGTGTTGAGGTCTTTATTCGCATATTGATCTGTTGACATGTTGACACGTGAGAACACGTAGTCAGCATATGGCATCTCATATGAGACAAACTTTTCAGGGTTTTTGCCACCGAATCTGGTGCTGGTGAAGTTTAGATTGACATCACTTGTCAACGACGGAGCACCAACATTAAGCTCATCGTGCTGACTTGTAAACGTCGAAGGTCTAGCAAAGCCAGATTCTTTGATTGCCTCAATGTTCGACTTTACGTTGCCGTGATATAGCACCTTGGCAGGAACATTAGCATGCTTCCTACGAAGGCTGTCTAGTTCCTCTTGCTTTGCCTGCAACGTCTTCATAAGCAATCGCTTATCTTTGCGAGTGCTTAGATCGGCTTCCCTGCCATACTTACCTCTGAAGTCTCCTTGAGCAACACCAATGACAACATCGTCAAAGTTCTCAGTATCTGGCATGCGTTTAATACGCGAATAGTTGTATTCCCGATATTTGCGAATGTCTTCAAGAACAGCGTTGCGCTGCTTTGTCTTGATGAAGCTCTTTAAGTCGCCACTAAGAAACTCAGAGGCAACCTGAGGCTCAGGAACATCTTCAACGTCCACCATCGGCTTTGCTTTGAAGTCAGCACCAACCTCTTCAGACGGAACATAGTCCTTCGGCTTATACGGCAACGGAGGCTGTTCTTTGTAGGGAATGCCCTTGAGCCATGCTGCTGTGCTTTGAAGCTCATTAGCAAAGGCTTCTTCGTCAAGCTTCTTCGCGTTGAAGACGTTAGCAGTGCTGTTGTCTTTCAAATAGGCTTCAGCAGCAGCGTAGTCTTCGTCGCTGAAAGCTTTGTTGGGGAAGTTGTATTTAGACTCTGGCGCTGCCAACATCTCATCAGTCTGTGCAGCAACATTGCTTTCCTTAGCCATGCGCTCAGACAACGACAGCACAACAGGCTCATCGGCAGCAGCCTCTACAGGCTCGTCAGCAAGCGTTGACGTAGGTGGACTAGGCTCTGCTGCTTTCACAGCCTTAGAAGCCTTTTTAGGGGCTACCAGAGCCTTCTTAACTGGTGCTGCCGGTGCAGCTTCCTCTGCCATCTGCTCTGACAGCGACAGCACCACCTTCGGTGCAGCCTTTGTCAGAGCTTTGCTGGCTACTTTGCTGGTGAGTTTGTTGATCAAGCCCATGAGTGTTTCCCGAACAAGCTAGTCATCTGTTGTACCATGCCGCCTTTGGCGTATTTAGTATTTCCAAAGTCGCTGTAGTTTGGAAGCAAGTTATAGGCTTTGTCTTCCTCCATTGTCCTGCCACCATGATCACGTGCGTAACGCTGGTTAACAATCTTCTTCTCTTCGCTTGGTAAACGCAGATAACGAATGCGATCAATTTTGTCAGGAAACTTCTCTTGAAAGGTTCCTTCTGTCCTATCCTTAGAGATTTCAACAGCCTTCTTGATGGCGTTGTCAATCATCATTTTCTTTTCTTCGCTTGTTCCAGCTTTATAGTCAGGACGACGAATAGCTTCATCAACAAAGTCGAGTGCATACTTGTTGGTGTTCTGGATGTACATGCGATCAAATTCTTTGTCACCACTAGGACGTCCATACACTTTGTACAAGTCTGTGCTGTGCCTGATAATTTCTTCTTCAGCATTGCTTCGGCTTGTCGTTGTTCTAAAGCCAACGAGTCGATTGAAGAACTCACCTTCCTTTGACGGTGTCTCTTGTTCCTTAAACCTGACAATAGCTGGTGCCAACTCTTCTTTGACAACAGGCAGCTTAGCCTGCACACGCTGTACAGCAGCTTCTGCAGCACGACCAGCACCAGTTTCAGCGGTGAGAACATTCGGATCACGCGCCATCACAGCTTCATCACCACGAATCAGGTCGAACAAGTCGAAGATTTGCTTTGTAACAAACGGCTGAGTAAAGCGACCCATGAAGTCGCCAGCAGTTTTGCCGAGCCCTTCAAGGAACTTCGCACCCTTTTCATCGCTATCAAACACTTCTTGTGCTGTTTGCAACAGAGTATGCTGAGTGCCAGCAGGAACTTTGAAACCGAGAATAGACTCGACAATGTCTTTCTTTGGAGCACTGCCAGTGCCACCCTCTACGTCACGTGCAAGCCAATCAGCCAATCCGAGATATGGTGCTATCGGAAAAATTGCCTTTATATCAACAATTCCACCACCTACCTTCACTTCATTCCAGTTCAGATCAGGATTGTTCTTGCGATAGTCATAGGCTGCAGCAAGCATGCCGAGTCCAACAGTGGCTTGAACAGCCTTTGTAGCCCCTTCACGTGCCACCATTTCAGCCTTATCAAGCTGACCAGCAGCACGTAGCTTAGCCGCTTGAGTAACATATTCTGTTGCGCCAATAAAACCCAACGGGCTGTATTTGTATTGGAAAGCAATGGCGTTGGTTACAAAGCGTGGGAACGGAATTGCCAACGACATACCGGGTGCTTCAGCAACACGAACAAACTGTGCTCCCACCTTTTCGAAAGTATCTTCAAACGATGAGAACGACTTCGCATACATCTGAGGTGTGTATGAGAATGTGTCTTTGAATGATTCGTCCAATGCTTTCTTCAGAATAGACGTTGGAATCTCTTTATTCTTTGCTAGAACATCTTTGTACAGATCGACACCAACACGACGAAGTTCTCGTTCCAACGATGCAGAAAACGATGCACGACGATACATGCCGTCCATTGCGCTGTTAAGAGTTTGTGACCAACGTGCAAGTTTGCTAACATCATTTAAGTCTGTGTCTTGTGTAGCGCTAGAGATGCGACTGAGCAGCGAAGGATTGTTAGCCAACACCTTCTCAGTGACGTCTTCTGCCAATCCATTCTTTTTCATGTAATAGAACATGCCTAGAGAATCTTTGAAGGCATCTCCCATTGTCTTCTGCAGCACCGTCAGCTTCTCGCCATCAGCGGCGCTAAGCGCAGTACCGACGCTGTAGCGAATGCCTTCAAGCATCTGCACACCTGTCTTCATGGTGACGCCGATGGTGTTACCGACGATGTTACGTGCCAGCGTGTCGATACCGGAAGTGATGATGGCTTTAGATTCACGCTCAACACGCTGAATGCCTTGACCAATCTTTGACAGCGCACCAACTTGATCGTTATCAACTCCATAAAGCTCTTCCATCTGCTTGTTGAAGCCGGGATCGATTTCACGCAGACGCTTCAAAGCCTTTGCAGCAACAGAATAGCTCTGCAAGATTTGACCAGCTTCAGACGCTGTCGTCTTCGTCATTGCTGCAAACTGATCTGGACGCAAACCAACTTTGTTAATGGCAGACTCTAGCGCTGTGTCGTCAACCTTATCAATCTGCGACAGGGTTCGATATACAGCATCGCTGATGAGTTCCTTCGCAGGGTTAAAACCAAACTGCGTAGGATTGTCCTTCATCAATTGCAAAGCCATCTTCACAGCAGTTTTGCTGTAGGCTTCCTGTACTTTGCTGTCCGTTACAGCCGTTGCAGGATCGATTTGGTTGAGAAGAGATTTGCCATAGGCTTTGACATACTGTGAATGCACAGTTTCAAAGTCACGTGTCATTGCGTTAGCAATGTTCTCTTCAGTCGGTGTCAACGGTGCAGACGGACTTGCTGTGGTGATGTTGCGACGAGTAAGCTCTTCGCCAATAATTTCACCACGCTCCTTAATTGTCGGAACCTTCGTTGTTTTGGCAGAGACTACACCGCTGACCACACCACCAATCGTAGACGCAAACAAAGTGCGTGTAGCACTATATTCGGGCACTTCTTCACCCATCACACGTGCTGTTTCAACTTCAGCGCGTTGAGCAGTGATGTCGGCAGCACCAGCAATGGCAGCTTCTGCACCAGCAGATACACCAATTTCAGCACGTTTTGCTGTCCGTCCCAATGCTTGCTTTTCTACAGCACGGGTGGCAACGTCTTCTGACAGCTTCTTTACGCCTTGACGAGCAACAATAGAAGACGCTGCTTTGCCAAATCCCAAACCAGCATATGTTGTCGGATCAGCCAGAATAGATTTGGCAATGTCGAAAGCAGCACGACCAGTACCCGGTGCAGCTTCAGCTTTTTCGTATAGACGCCTACCGAGAGCAATGGATTCTTTGTCGTCAAGACCAGCATTCTTCAACGCCGCCAGTTCTGGAATTGTTCCGAATACAGTGTTGAATTCAGCAAATCGACGCTGACTATAGAAGCGATTTACAAAGTCTTCGCGAGACTCTTTCTTTGCATCAAACGTTGGTTGCCCAACAGCCTTCATGTAGCTGTTGGCGATATTGAAGTAGTCGTCTCGCTTAACGAGTTGTTCGAACGGAATCTCCTGAGCCTTCTGTTCTTCCTTACGCTTTTCAATGTTTTGCTGACGCTGTTTTCCTTGTACAGCAAACACACCAAAAGCAGCACCACCAGCACCTTCAACAGGTGCCATTGTTGATGGTGCTAGTCCGGTTTCTGCTTGAAAGGTTTTACGATCTTCGTCGGCTTGCTTACGAATTTCATCAATTGAAATAGCCTGACTAGCCGGTACAAACTTTGTTGCAGCAGGTGCTTCAGCTTCCAACGGAACAAAGCGCAGGGGATTAGTCTGCGCCTTGTCTTGTTCGTTAGTTGCCTCTGACAGAGGAACGAAACGCATTAGTATTCCTTATTCTGTGGCATAGCCAATTAGCTTGCCCTGCTTGTTATACACAGCATAGCCCTTGCCCTCAACGTAGTCTCCAACAGAGTGACCGGTAGGAGCACCCGGCACAGACGCTGGTTTAGCTGGGCGTTGCTGAGTGCGCGGCGCTGCTGCACCACCCGCAGGCGCACCAATGTTGGCGAATTCATCAGCAACCTGTGTAGGCGTTGCAGGACGGGTAGACCTTGCTGGAGCAGCAGAAGCCGCTGGAGCCGCTGTAGGAGTACGTGACGGCAGCGCAGGAGCCTGACGAGGCTCTGCTGGTGCTGGAGCCTCAATCAACACAGGGCGTCGATTGGCATCAAGCGTGATGCCAAAAGACTGCAGCGCAACTTCAACCTTCTTATCTGCCACTTTACCATCCGATGTCATATACGGACGCATTGAGGCAACAATACCTTCTTGTTCGCGACGGATAAGTTGCTTTTGTACATCTGGCTTATCACCAGAATACTGCATAGAAGTGCTACCATCAGCATTGGTAATAAACGACAACTGCTTACCCAAAGCGCCAGCACCAAACGTTGCACGAACAGCATTAGCACCAGCAGTGCGACCAATGCTGATTAGCGAATTAGGCGACGGAATCTTTTCATCGGATTTACCAGCAGCCTCTTGTCGCTTCTTATATGCGTCATATTCGCGCAGATAGCCTTCTGCCCATTTCCTATCTTGCTCGGTGACATTTGTCAGAGTCTTATCAAAGACAATGGCTTGAGCGCGAGAGAGCTTCTTCGCGTGATCTAGCTGATCTTCTGTCAGATTAGACGTTGTTGCACGATAGGCATCAACACGATTTTTAGCAGCAACAGCTTCTTTGCTATCAGGGCCAAACTTATCTGCAGCATCGGCATAGGCTGTTTCAAAACGCTCAAGTCGTTGTTTCCACGTTGTCTTGTCTTCCTTTGGAGGAATAACAGATGCCGACGCAGCACGATAGTCGTCAGCAGCTTTCTTAGCTGCCTTAGCTTCTGGGCTGTTAGGATCAGCAGCAATAGCGTCTGCAGCCTTTCGATCAAGGATGCCTTGCCTGTTCTCAATCGTTGACGTATCTTCCTTCTTCAGCAAACCAAAGTTGATGGTTGCAGCAGGCTCTGGCATCTTTGGACGAGCAGCAGATTCAGCACGTGCTACATCCTGCAGAGTCATTCCACGTGCACCAGCAGTTTGTTCAAACCTGCGTTGCATTTGACCAGCAGACGGAGACAGCCATGAC